CCTGATGTCTCCTCGCCCTACCGCCGAGGTCCGCCCATCCCTGAAGAAGGGCGTTCCGGGCGTTACCCATCTGGGTGATGACGCCGCTCGGTCCTGTGAGGAACGCGCCGACCTTGGTCCACAGCTCCTTGGCCTGCTCGAAGTCACCGAAGATGATTCGGAATGACTGAGACCAGGACGAACCGAGCTCCTCGCCGATAACGCCCATCAACTGCGAGAACGTCTTGATGTCCTGAGCCGCAGACATACCGGTCTTGGCCAGTTCCTGGATCTGAGCTACCTGCTCTTCGGTGTACCCCATGGAGAGAAGCTGCTCGTCGGTGTACTCACCGGCCATCTGCTTCAGGGTCTCCATCATGATCTCCTGAGTCAGCCATCCCTCTTGGAGGGAAAGCCTGAATGACCCATTCTTAGCGATCATTTCATCGACACTCTTGCCGTGGACCTTGGCTGTCTGAATCAGCTGGTCCTGGAACTGCTTGGTTGCGATGCCGGCGTTCTCCAGGGACATCCAGTCCTGAAGCTTCACTGTTCCCGCGGCCATAGCCTGCGAAAGCTGGTACATAGCCCTCGAGGTGGACTCGGAGTTGGCACCGGCGACTGCCGCCCAGTTCGCCAGACCCTTAATCGACGCGACCGAGTCGTCCAGCCCAATACCGGCAGCGGTGAACTTACCGATGTTGGACGTCATCTCACCGAAGTTATAGATGGTCTGGTCCGCGTAAGTGTTCAGCTGGTCCAGAGCCGCGTTAACGGTCTGGATCGTCTCGCCCTTCTGGGCAGTGTTGGCGAGAATGGTCTGAACGGAGTTGAGCTGAAGCTCGTACTCCTTCATACCGTCGATAAGGGGCTGAACCGTGAAGCTCGAGAGCATCGAGGAGCCGACTTCTGCGATCTTTCCGCCGATGCTGGCGAGTGCGCCGAAGGCAATCGACTGGAGAGCCGAGAATTTGCTCGTAGTCTCGGCAATACCCGCCTGGGCCTCCGAGAAATTAAGGTTCTTGGCGGCCGCTGAGACCTGATTGATCCCCTCGACACCACCACGGAATGCCAATCCCTCCTCGAGCTTCTTGACTCCGTTAAGAGAGTCCTGAACCCCGTTCATGAATTGGCCGTTATTGAACTTAAGAGCGACTACCCGCTCCTCGATTGACGCCACTAGCCTCTCACCGCGCTTTCAAGCTGCTTGACGATGCTGTCGAATATAGGCCTGAGCGCCGGATTTATATAATCCACGCCCTGGACATAGCCACCGGTCCTGGTGCCATGCCCGTATTGCAATATGACTGCGATCGGGACACCCTGCTCCACGTGGGAGTTGTTCCAGACCAGCGAGACTCGGTTTTTGCTCCGCTTGATCTCGTAGGACCAGCTGGATGCAGTGTAACCGGACCTGACCGGAGTAGCAGCAGCTAGTGCAGCCACCCCGGCCTGTCCGCAGTCGTCGAGGAAATCGAAGAAGCGGCCCTCTTTGAGTCTCTCGAGCCACTTCCCCGTGTCCATCCTCGAATCCATCTCCAGCGTGAATGCCGGACTCATGCGGCCCTCTCACAGGCGGCCGCAATACCTGACACGATTGCGCCCATCGCTCCTCGAGACCATCCTGTCTTGAGTTGCTCGGCGTCAGCGGGAATATGCGCAACCGTCGGAAGACCCGAGGCCTTCAGGGCATCCCACGTTGTCTGGGGGGCATTGAACTCCATGGACAGAATATCGCAGACCTTCCCCGCGAGGAAGTTTGGATACCATTCCTTGGCGATGTCCGAGGCATATGCATACCCCCAGGTCTTGAATCCGCGGGCTCGCATCCCGTCGAACGCCCACTTGGAGTCCCCGTACGACTTTAGTATGACCTTCTGCTCCATGCCCTTGAACATATCGCAAACGGCCTGCCACTCGCCCAGCTTATGCTTCGGATCGAAGACGATAACGTGACTCTTGGAGTACGTGTCCATAAGCCAATCGATCGTCGCTGGCATGTACTGGGTCTTCGACGCCGCGGCCTTGATCTCCGCCCAGGTGTACTCGTCGGCGTTCTTGGTCAGAGCCGGGACGAGGCGCGACAGGCTCTTGTCGTGGCAGCCGAACCAGACACCGTCCTTGCTCCGGGCAGCCGAGAATTCCAGCGCGTGGGCGTGGTAGTCGACCGCCTGGGTATATCCGATCTCTGTGTGCTCGGGCCAGGACTGGGATCCACCCCGATGTCCCACGATGAAATGAGGAATCGTGAGGAGCTCCGAGATCGTCTTGGCGCCCTCCGGAATTGCTCGCATCGTGACGGTTGGGGTCTCCCGAGCCCCGTCCCACACGTTGACGCCGATCTTGGATCCGTCAGCGAGAGTCGGATCGAGCGAGTCGTTCTGCTCCTTAAGCCGGACGTCGACGCCGAAGAGGGCACACACGCCGGTTTCGCTTGGCGGAACGTACGGCGACTGAGCGTATCCGACGACGATCGACGACCAGGATATCTTTGTATCCTTGCCCCAGGCACCGTTGGTTACCGACTCGACGTTTTCTGGGAAAGTCGCTACGGGATTGGTAGCCACGTCGTGCTGCACGAACCCTGTGAGCTGAGGAAATGGTCCGTTCTTCCAGTTGTCTGCGCTCTCTGACGGTGTGCCGGGTACCAGACTCTTGACCTTGGCCCCGTCAAACACCATGAGGGCCGCAACATGTCGTCCGTTGTGAGCCGGGTCCGGTGACTTCCACGCCACGTTCTGGGTGTCGGCAGGATCAGCAACCATTTTGACGGCCACGGTGCAAGAGCGAAGTTTGGCGCTTGTGGCGTACTTACCAGTCCACCCGGCCGGGGTGCAATCCTGCATAGTGCCGAACTGCCCACCCACTACGAGCAGCGCCCAGTCCCCAACAGCTGACGGAACGCTGATCTTCTCGTCCTGGTTCTTGGAAACGGCGATACTCTTCAGGTGGGAAGCCATGATCAGACCTTTCGTACGATGACCGTGTTCGGAGGAGTACCTGCGGGCACCTGCTCCTCACGACCGAGGATCAGGACGTTCCCGTTACCGCCTCCCCCGCCGCCAGCAGGGCGGTTAGTCTTGATGGTAACGTCGACGACGCCATCCTCACTCAAGGTTACCGTCTTGGTGGCGGGCCATCCCTGGTCGTCCAGGAAGAGACGAGCGTTGGTGCTGCGGAAGAACCACACCATACCGTCGATCTTACCGTTCTCTCCGGCAGTGTCGACATAGGTGGGTCCGTCATCAGGATCGACCGTCAACGTGGCGAACGGGGGAATGTCTCCCTTGACGTGACAGTAAGGCACGGCGGCCTCACTTGCCCTCGTCAGACTTCGGCTTGGCCTCGTTGAGCGCCTTCAGTATCAGGTCCTGCTTGTAGGAGATGTCCTTCAGCCAACCAACGATGGGGCCGTCGAAACGGCGACCGGCGATACCGGCACCAGTCTGGTCGGAGACCTCAACAAGGCGGTCCTTGATCTCGGAAAGCAGATCGGTGGCGTATGACACTTCGAGTTCCTCTCCGCCGTCGCTCGAACCTTGAGACGGACGGCCTTTGTTGTACCAGTAGCGGCATGCATCGGAGAACGGCACGCCGTACGCTTCGTAGGACCCATACATGGTCCCGGAATTGTAGCGAGACCCCACTCGGCGGAGGTCCTCGTAGGAATCACCCTCGGCATCGATAAGACCCTTGAGGATGGAGCAGCCGACCTCGGCCGACTTCTGCGGATCCCACCAGGCACGGTCGGGATCGTTGATGAAATACCCGTTGTAGGTGATCTGAAGCGGGCCGACACCGTTCGAGGTGCCCCACTCGGAGACAATGGGCCAGAAGTAGTTCTTGAAGTTGTGCTCCGTGACCTCGCCCCAGCCCGAGCAGGCACCTCCGGCGTCGTGGCCGTAGATGTTGGCACCCTCCTCGCCGGTCTCCACCTTGAGGCAGCCGAGAGCGGCCCACCAAGGGCACCCAGTGGCGTCGGCAGCGCGGAGAACGGCTTGCTGGATGGAGGTTCCTGCAGACGACTCGGCGTGCGAGGGGGCTGAGCTGCCGTGGTTGTCCCGTCGACGAAGACAGTGAGTCCAGGCCGCCTGTTGGGTGTACGGATGCTCGTCGTACTCCTTGGACCGGACCTCTTGCTCAGTCTGGTCCCCCATCCAACCATCGTCACTTCCGTCCTCAGCGATCCATGCCTCGGACAGAATCGTGGGGTTGAGCCCAGTCACTATGGCGACATGACCCCGACCCCCCGAAGCGGCCTCGGACAAGACGATGTCGCCGATCTCGAATCCGCCATCGGGCTCGTTGCCGGTCCAGGAATCCGAGATGTCGGCGAAGTTCCGGGCCAGGCACTCCTCTCGGAGCGATCCGGTCCAGGTTGACCTGGGGAAGTAGCCGGCAGTGAAGGGCTCGCCCCACTCGTGGTGAGCCGCAAGGTTGTAACATCCTGCGACGAGAGCCGAGCAGTCGGCATTGGCCGGCGGATTGACGAGCCAGCCGTCCCAGTTGGACCGATCGTAAAAGGTCCAGCGATCGGGCTGCGAGTAACCGACATCTGCGACGTCGGCGTAGTACCTGGCGCAGGATGCTGCGTATTGAGATACAGTCATTTTGACCTTTTCAGCCGTTGGAGTTCTCGATGGGGGCGAAGACGGTAGGAACGATCCTGTTACCCTCAGCCTTGATCCACATGACTACCGTGTTGTTGGGGCGAACCTCGATAGTGGAGCCGTCAATGGTTCCGTCGCCCTTCGGGAGCGGGAAACAGGTTCGGGCCTTCACTTGGAACGCCGCCGGGATGTCTGCGAGCCGACGTTCGGTGTTGATTGGGCCGCTGAAGTTGGCCCCCTGCCAGCCGTCACCCTTGATTCGGATGTAGACTGTCCCAGCCATGACCCGATACTGGTAGGAGCCAGCGCCTTCTCCGCTGGCGATCTCCTTCCAGCCAGTGTCGAACGTCCCGTAACCAGCAGAAGCCCGGCTGTTGAACCAGACAACCTTCTCGGGCATGGACTCCTTGAGCTCGATGATCTTCTGGTCCGAGGAACCATCCTTGCGGACGACCCGAACCAGGGCCTTGGATCCCTCGTAGAAGGGGACGTCCAGCTCGAAGTTGGGATCCGCCCCCAGGGTGATCGAGGCATCAGTAACCCCGTTGGTGGGGGAGATGTAGACGGTACTGAACGGACTGGCCTCTCCACGAACTTTTGTGTGAAGGAGAGGAGTAACGCCGGGCATGTTAACCTCTTGACTTGTACTTGGCCCGTCTCGCCGCGTTCAGAGCCTGATTCTGTCGAAGCGTGGCGGCGGTCGACATCTTCTTGTCGGGTTGGTTCTTGACATTGCACACTCGAATGAGTGTGAGAAGTCGATGAAGGTGCCAGTGCTGGCACTCGAACGGAATCTGGAGAGCGACCATCCAATAGTAGACCAGCTCCGACGTGATAGTGTTTCGGCTGGGGCTAGATCCCTCAGCTTCCACGAATGTGGTTGCCGTCATCGAGTCCTCGATGTACTCTCGGATCCGTTTCACGTTGTCCATGGACAAATGCGAGTAGACGACGGGGTCGACGTCATTCAGAGTCATGCATTTGATGTAGTCCAGGACCTGCTCTTCGGTGAGCTTCTCGTTGCCGATGTACGGGATGTGCCATTTGGACTCCCATTTTGACAGCGCAACGAGACTGTGCTCCAGCTCGAGGTCACCCTCGAAACCATTGATGAACTCGTTCCGATCCTCGTCATAGAGCTCATCCCCGACGACGTGAATCGTCAGCATTCGTTCCTCCCTGGGGTCACCACGGACCCCGGAGCGCATCACGGGGTCCGTGGGAGTTGTCAGCCAGCAGCCTTGACGGCGGCGATGACCTCGTCAGGAGTCGGGAGCTTGGCGTCGTTAGTGCCGTCACCCCAGATCAGCTTCTCGATGGCAGTCATGCCGTTCTTGCCGATGACGCTGGAGTCGAGGGTAACGACACAGGTCGGCTTGTGGTCGGTAACGTTCACCGGGGTGCCCTTGAAGGACCACGAGAAGGTGATCGCCTCAGGGGAGTCGTTGATCGTACCGTAGGACCGCTCCGAGGGGGAGGCGGCCAGACCGTACAGAAGGTGCAGCTTGTAGCCGTAGTTGTTCTTCTGCTGGTCGTTGCCCTTGATGGTGCGGTAAGCCAGCCCGAAGGAGGAGCGCTCCTGCTGACCGATGACGACCTTGTCGACAATAGCCGAGCCGTCACACTGGAGCCACTCGTCTGGGTAGGTGTAGGCCTCGATCTTGCCCTCGAACGTCTCCGCCGAGGTCAGAGAGAGGTACTTGATGTTGTCCGCGTACAGGTCGGTCTGCTCCGCACCAGACGGGGTCTCGGTCACGTTGGTGAGACCCGACCAGGCGACGCCCTTGCTGTAAGCGCCAGTGGCGGGGTTGACGGGGAAGAGGACCCCACGGTCCACACCAGTCTCATAGAACTTCTTGCCCGTCTCGTCCCATGTGAGGACTGCCATCTATACTCCTTGGTAGATGTTGAACACGTCGTGATGAAGGTTGTGCGAGACGAAGTGCCTCTCGAAGGTGGACATAGGCATGTCGGCCAGGACGTCCAGTACCGGCTCGTCGGGATTCCTGCTGATGAGGGTGACCGAATAACGCGGCGTGTACATCCAATTGGTGTTGTCCCCGAACTTCGAGTCGGCTCGACTCCGTTCGTACACGATGCACGGGTAGGTGAGCTGGACGGACTCCGGGGGTTGGAAGTAGACGTTCCTAGAGCCCAGCGCCTCGACGAGTTTGTCGTGGAACTCAAGGCGTTGGGCCATTGTACACCTCTCCGAGGTTGAGGATGAGACGGGGGCGGCGGACCTCCACGTTTGTGACGACCCAGCGCGCCCCCATCCATCTCACATACTTGATGGCGAAGAAGTTCTCCTCGGCGTAGGAGTCGGCCACGATAGAGATCTCGTTGTTGAGCCGGAGATTCTGGAGAACCTTAGGCTCACTGTCGTACTGCTTCTGGGAACGATTCACGTCCCCGTAGTACTCCCTCTCCGTGACCTTGTCCTCGAACACTCCCGGCGATGTCTCGACAGCGTGTCCGTAACCTATGCTTCCGAAGAATCTTGCCATTTTGACCGGATCAGGCCGTAGCCTTCTCGATGACGATCGCGGACTTGTACTTCGTCAGCGAGCCCGAGCAACGAGCCTCCAGCAGGTACTTCTGCTGGTTGAAGTCGATGTCGAACTGCTCGAAGAAGGAGGTCTCGCCACCCTTGTCAGCACCCAGGGTGTAGTCCTGCATGTTGACGATGATGCCGAGCAGGTTCTGCTTCTTGCCGGCGACCTCGCGGTTGACACCCTCCATGACCTCGACCTCGAT